TATGCACTTAATACTAAAAACTTAGCAACATTCGGATAACAGATGGCATATTCAAATATAGATAAACCTAGTAAATATTTCCAACCTACTTTATGGGTTGCTGACGATACCTCTCCAAGAACAATTAATGGCTTTGGACATCAACCAGACATGGTGTGGGTTAAACATAGAGGTACTTCAAGTTTAAATCCTACTATCTGTGATAGAGTAAGAGGTGGAGACAAAATGAGTGGTTCAAATATAACAGATGCAGAAGATACAAAATCTCATGGAGAGATAACTTCTTGGAACGCAGATGGAATAACTGTTGCTGATGGAACAAGTGGTGCTTATCCTAGATTATATTTTAATGATTTTGACCCATTTGGTGCTGGTGGTGGAAATTATATTGCATGGTCTTGGTCTGCTTCTGGCACAACTCCAGTATCAAATACTCAAGGTTCTATAACAAGCACAGTATCAACTAATACAACAAGTGGATTTAGTATATTTTCTTATACAGGAACAGGTGCATCAATAACTACTGTTGGTCATGGTTGTTCATCTGAACCTAGATTAGTTTTTGTTAAAAATAGAAGTAGTACAGGTAATTGGGTTACTTATCATTATGGTGCTGGTGCAACAGGATTATACAATCCAAATCAAGCTTCTTTGATGTTAAATACAACAAATGCAAGTGCCAATCCTGCAAGTGGTGCTTATTTAAGTGGTGGTTATTTTAGTAATGTAAGTTCAACAACTATTACTTTAAGAGATGTAAATAATGCAAGTAATGTAAATGCAACTGGAAATAATTATATTGGTTATGCTTTCGCTGATGTAAAAGGATTTAGCAAGATGGGTTCTTACACAGGTAATGGTTCTACTGATGGTACTTTTGTCTATACAGGATTTAAGCCTTCTTTTATTATGATAAAAAATTCAAATAATTCTGGTACAGGTTGGTCAATGTGGGATAGTAAAAGAAATACATACAATTTAGTAAATACATATCTTCAAGCAAATTCTACTGGTGCTGATGATACTCAAGCATTCGCTGATTTTTTAAGTAATGGTATAAAAATAAGAGATTCAAATTCATTTTGTAATGGTTCTGGCAATACAATTATATATATGGCTTTTGCAGAAAATCCTTTTGTAAGTTCTAAAGGCATACCTACGACTGCAAGATGATTTGGTTTATCTTAGGAATAATTATAGGTATCTGGTTTGAGTGGCGATACCAAAATGCTAATCACATTATTGAATCAATTAAAGAACATTTAAACATCAAATAGTATTGTAATTTTATTGCAACGCACCATATATCTTAAATGATATATACGACTGAAGAAAATAACTTTTACTCAAAGGAGAACTCAATGTTAAACTATTCTGACATTAAGAACTATTGGTCTAAATTCTATGCAGATGCTTTTGAAGATGCTAAAAGCTTTTGGAAGAACTACGCAGACACAGTAGAAAAATTTTATAAAAAATAACTTTATTAAAACACAATAGTTTGATATTAGTGCATAAAATTTAATGTGCATTTACAAACTTTGGATTGGTGGGTGTGTCTTGCTAAAGTCTTGCAAATGCGAAAAAGACAATGGCAAGAACTCACAACGAAGAACTGATATCTCTAAGGGGACATATAACAGGAATTAAACGAGAAGTTAAATTACTAAGTTCATCAGTATATAAACTGGAAAAGAAGGTAGAAAACCTATATTGGTCAATACTTGTAGCTACTGGTTCATTATCTTTGGCTTTGATAACAATATTTCTTGCTAAGTAAGTATTGCAAGTTTTAACGAATACAACTAGTAGGTAGTTATGGATACAAGAAGGATTTTGGTTATCTCAGATTTGCACCTGCCTTATCATAGGCAAGATTCTTTTGATTTTCTAAAAGCACTAAAGAAAGAATACAAACCTACTTTTGTAATGTCTATTGGAGACTTATTAGACCATCACGCTTTATCATTCCACGATTCAAACCCTGATTTATTTTCTGCTGGACATGAACTTGTTAAAGCAAAAGATTATGTAAAAGAACTTGAATCAATATTCCCTGACTTAATTGAAATAGATTCTAACCACTCATCAATGGTTTATAGACGAGCATTAAAACATGGAATGCCAAGAGCCTATTTAAAAGAATACGGAGAGTTCTTAGGAACTAAAAAATGGAAGTGGGTAGATGATTTAACTTTAACGCTGCCAAACAAACAAAGATGTTTATTTACTCATGGTCGTTCTGCTGATGTTTTAAAAGTATCACAAACAAATGGAATGAATTGTGTGCAGGGACATTTTCATACTAAGTTTAAAATAGAATACTGGGCTAATCCTGATAATCTTTTTTGGGGTATGCAAGTTGGTTGTTTAATAGACCAAAAATCTTTAGCTTTTGAATATGCTAAGAATTTTAAAACTAGATTTATAATAGGGACTGGTTTAATAATAGATTCACAACCAAAGTTAGCACCTTGTGTTTTAAATAGAGATGGCAAATGGATAGGCAAGTTAGTTTAAAAGAATTACTATTTTCTGAAACTGCAACTAGACTTGGAATAGATAATACACCAACTGACCAAATCTTAATTAATCTACAAACATTAATTTACGAAGTTATTGAACCAATTATAAATAAATTTGGCGATATCAAAATAACTTCTGGTTATCGTTCTCCTGAATTATGCAAAGCAATAGGAAGTTCTACAACATCACAACATACTCTTGGTCAAGCTGTTGATTGCGAAGTTCTAGGAGTGCCTAATAAAGAACTTGCTGACTGGGTTGTTAATCATTTAGAATTTGACCAGTGCATATTAGAATTTTGGAAACCAGAAGAAACTAATTCAGGTTGGGTTCATATCTCTTACAACAAAGGTAATAATCGTAAAATGTATTTAAGAGCATACAAAGCTAATGGAAGAACAGTCTATGAAGTCTTATAAAAAACAAGTTGGTGGAAGCCACTATAAAAAATACAAAATACAACCAGTTGAGTTTATAGTTAAAAATAATATTGGATTTTGTGAAGGTAATATCATAAAGTACATTTTAAGGTTTAAAGAGAAGGGTGGTGTACAAGACTTGGAAAAGGCTAAACACTACATAGAACTACTAATAGATTCAACTAAAAGTAGATAATATCATTTAAAACGATTTATAGCTTATTTTAAGGCATTGTGGCTTTAATATAAGACACGACTTATAATTTCCTAACTTGTTAAAATTTAGGGGTAATTTGTCGGTTTAAATAGGTAAATTTTAGGAGTTTAAATGGCATTTTACGTAATAAACAAGATAGACCCAGACTATTTCTCAGAAACACATACTATTGGTGCTACATCAGCACAATCATCAGCGGTTATAACAGGTTCAGGCATTGTAAGAATATCAATATCAGGAACACACGCTCATATTAAGTTTGGAAGTAATCCAACTGCAACTGAAAATGATGTTATGCTAACCCAAGATTCTGTGAATTATTTTTCATTCAAATCAGGAGAGAAGATAGCTTATATTAAAGGTGGAGATGGAACTGGTCAAATCAACATTTGCGCAGTAGATTAATATGTGGTGGAACATCATACCTACAGTTTTCAAGATTGGCGCAGATATCTATAAGAACAGAAAAGAATCTGAACTTTTAGAATCTCAAGCTGAAAGACTTTACTATGAGAAAATGAGTCGTGGGGAAATTGAATATCAAAGAGAAGTTTACAACGACCAAGACAAATCATTTAAAGATGAGATAGTATTATTTGTTGTTTGCATTCCTATTGTCGTATTGTCTTATGCAATCATTAGTGATGATGCCAACATAAAAGCAAAGTTAGATTTATTCTTTGACTATTTTGGAAAGTTTCCTAGCTGGTATCAATGGTTAATCGTTGGTATATTCTCGGCGATTTACGGATTAAAGCCCACACTGGACGTCTTCAAAAAATGAATGAGTTAAGGCTCATAACTTGTGCAGTACATTTTGTAAAGAATGGCGATATGACTGAAGATATGTCTTATGTAAGATTTTTAGATTCAACTAATAATGCTAACTTTAATATTTTTTTAACGTCATTAAAGAATGTTAAGAAGTTTAGAATCTTAGCTGTTGAATGGGAATCTGAGCCTATTGATTTTGAAGATTCAGATTATGATTATTCAAATACTATACATTAATTTCAAAGTATTCTACTCCATCATTTTGGAAAGTTTTTAACTTTGAATCCGGCAGCATTCTTAATAATTGCTCAACTGATATAAAACGAATTTTATCTTTAAGTGGAAAACAAATAGTAAATTTAGTCCAGTAATTAGTATAAAGTTCATTTATAACAATATACTTTTTTAAATCTCTTAATTTAATCTTATTAGACTGTTTTAATGAAACGAAGAACTGTTCTTGTTTATTGGTTTCTGTCGCAGCTTTATATACGAAAAAATCTGCTGTAAGTTTTGCGATTGTTGGTATTTTGGAAAACAAAGGTATATTAGTTTCAATAACTGATTTATTAGGGTCAACAGAATTATAACCAAGACGACGAAAAAGATAGCCAACGGAATTGCAATAATCAATAAAGCGGCTTTCAGCATAATTGAAATTATTTTTAACATCTGTCATCTACTCAGTTCTCTATTAGTGGCTAGCCAACTTCTATACAAATCTATCCAAGCCTGTAAGTTACTATATTTACCTTTAGCTATTGAATAGTTTTTTTCTGCCACTAATAATCCTTCTATAATAGTTTTGTAATCATTAGAAGTATAAGCCCATTTTTCTGCTTCTGCAACGCTACAATTTTTCTCTAATTTATTTGTAAGAGTTAATTGGCTAAAAGTTATTTTGCGAAATTCTTCGCAGCGTCTAAAGTCATAAAGAGCGTGAGACATTTCCTCAGAAAGAGTATCTAATTCTTGTTTTATATCGTCAGGGTTTTTTAGAGCAAAATCTTCCATAACCTTCCTTTACATATTTATAGTTGTATTACCTACTTAGTAAGTAATTTCTCAAATTCAAAGATATATCTAGAGTTTAGAAGTTCTTTTAACTTTTTTGCTTTCTCTAACTTCATTTTATACTCTAGTTCAAGGTTAAGAAGTTTCTGACTTCTGTCCCTGATTCTTTGAACTACTTGTTGTTGTGTCATCAAATAGTTTAATATTATTTCTAATAAACTTTTTGTTTAGTAAGTCCACAGAAATAATCTTTCCTTCACATTCATTTTTGAGAGCATCTTCTTGTTTGTCAAAAAGTTCTTTAACTTTAATTGTACACTCAAGAATTTTCTCCCTCACAAACATTTAAAATATATACCATTTATATATGTGAAATCAAGGGATAGTGGCAAAATAAAAGGGGATAATGATTTAAAATTTTGCCACTAAAAATAACTAACAACTAAGAATTATGAAAGTTCACTTGGTAAAGATATTTTAAATCCTTAATAAGCGAATCCATAGATTCTTTTGTAACATTTATTGAGCCTGATTCCAAGCAACTTTTTGCCAAAGCCATAGTCCACATATACTCATCTTTGTCAAAAGGCTTCTTTGTTTCAACTGTTAATTCAGCATCAAATTCCTTTGCTACTTGCTGCAGTTGTGATTCTAGTTCTTCTGGATTAAAGCTAGTATCAGGTGCATTGTCATTAGGCAGTTCTTGCATCATTGGAGTTTTATCTGGCTTTGTTTGCACAAATAAACTTCCATTTTTTTTACTGGCTTGGACTGCTACACTCAGCTTTTTACCCTTCTCTAAGAACACAGGTTTAATTGCTGACCAAAGAACTATTTTCTGGTCATTAATTCCAAAAGTGTAATTTGGATATTTGTTTGGACTACCATCTTTCATCAATCGGTTGTCATAAACAAATTTTACTACTCCACTTATATTAGGCATATTACTTCTCCTTCTTGTTTAGCCAGCTATATATTTTTAGGCAGGATATAGCGGCTTCTTCCTGCATTTCTCCTATTAGAAATTCCTTAATATTTAATTTACCTTGCTTGGTACAATTAACTATAATTCCTTTTTTTACATCTATTCCAAGTTCTTCTTTAATCGCAATCTTATAAAGATAGATTTGAATAAGCATAGAATCTCTTATTCCTGATGATGACTTCCAATCATAGATAATATGTTCTCCTGATTTGTTTTTAAATAAAGCATCAAGCGTTCCAGTAAACTTATTAATTCTGCTTAATACTTTTCTTTCAGTAAAAAGAATCTCTAAGCCTTCTTGCTTATCGTACCACTCCTTAAATTTGCCAAAAGATTTTTTTATTTCAGGATTATGTATTTCAGGCTCTATACCTTTATGAATATATTCTTCTATAAGGTTGTGAACCTGTGAACCAACTAAGCCAGCATCTCCCATTGTTTGATTAGGTGCTTTTTTAATTTGGTCTGCAATCTTAGCTAGTTCTATTTCATCATAGGTAACGCCGGCTCTAATTAATTTTTTAAATTCTTCAGAGCAAACCTTAGCTGACCAAGCGCCAATAACATTTGCCGGAGTTAATAATTTACAAATTGTTGTAGCGCTAGGTAATTGTTCTTCATTCCAAAAGTATTTGTGGAGAACCGAGTCAAAGAAAAGCGTTTCCTGACCATTGTATAGTTTTATTTCTTCCATTTTTATCCCTCTTTTAAGTTTTACTCATAATGTAAACTAATCCAATAAATAGAATAATTATGAATATTAGTTTAAGCATATATGTCGTATTTAAGTATTTTCTTGTATTCTGATTTGGTTAAATCTTCAAACATTGAATCAACCGAAACATCAAATACTTTTGCTATTTTATAAAGCTGGCTAGCTGACATTTGATTCGTTCCTAATTCAAATTTAGAAATCTGCTGCTCGCAGCTTCCACCAATAAATTCAGCTAAATGTCTTTGGGACATAAATCTAATTTTACCAGTCATTGGTTCTTCAACTTGTGTGTTGTGGCGCAAGTATCTTAAATTACTTGCTAACTTATTTACTATATCTTGTTTTGTGTCCATATTTCCTTCCATCTGTTATGTTGAGTTTGCCAATATTCACAATTTATATCTGGGTTATGATAAGGAAACGACTTATAGAATTCATCTAAAGTTATTGTTTTATCTTCCACCGAACATAAATCATAATAGTAAGGCGCTTCATTAGAAACTATATATCTGTTAGTTTTAGATTCTAATAAAAGTCTATTTATTTCTTGTTGTACTGTTTTAGTTGATAACATTATGACCCCTTCCAGCTAAACATTTTTTAGTATAATTTTCTCTAGTTCTTTTTTCTTCAGGTGGCAACCAAAAGAATAAACCTCTAAAGACATTGTTGTAACCCCAAACAATACTATCAGTCAAAGCGCCAATCTCTTGATTTGCAAGAGTTGAGCAATGTTGAATATCGTCTGTTATTTCTGCTGCTCTATCGCTTGGATAGCTGCCACTTCTTCCTTTTGTATCTATAACAGGCTTGTAAGCGCAGTTAGTTAATAATCCGCTTAGTAAAGCGAATAATATTAGTTTTTTCATTTTTATCTCCTTTTTTTAAATATTCCATAACCTTAACATTTCTGTAATCTAAAAATCTTATTCTTGGAAATTTACTCCAAGTTAAGAGTATATAGTCTGCAAGTGTATGGAATCTTTTGTTTTGTATTAAGTCGTCTATTACTTTTAAAGCAATAATTAAATCAGTCTTTTTTTTTCTCATTTGCCTTCTCCATTTGTTGTTTTTCCTTTTTAAGTTCTGCTTCTTTAAGTGCCTGCTTTAGTTTTTCTGCAAATACACTTTCTCCTAATTTTGTACTAAGAGTTTTTTCTTTGTTTATAAAGTTCATTTTTTCTCACTATTTATAATTTTTTTTAATTCGTTGTAAATAGCTTTGTCATAGCTAGATACTTTTGAACCTGAGAATTCTTGAGTGATTATAAATTTTTCTATAATTTCTAATGAACCCTTCAGTATATCAATACTAATTAATCTTTTCATAATTAATTAATTATCCAATTTAATAATATTATGCTTGACGAACCTAATATTATAGTAATTACAAAGCCTATTTCATCTTTATTCATTTGTAGTTCTCCCATATTAATATTGTTAAAATAACCGCAAAAGAAAACCAAGCAAATCCCAAGTCAGATATAAGTTCAATCATTTTTTAAATCCTTGTTTTGTTAACATTCCATTTAATTTCTCAATTAAATTAGTTATTCGTTTTTTAGTGTTTACACCTTTAACCTCATTATCCAATAAGATTTTAGTCATGCAGCCAACTAAAAGGCGCATTTCATTAAAACTCATTGAGCAAATTACCCCTACTTCTCTATTTGCCATAGCGTTTTAAATATTCGTTTTTTCTTGGTTGGACACCAATATCCATAATATCCAGATATTGTTTTTTTTCTTTTTTTCATTCTATCTCCTTTTTTGGTTTATCCTCTTTGTAATCACATTCTAGATTAGTAACATTGAAAAAAGATAATTTAATAAACTGCTTAAACTTCTTTATCATGTCTTCTATATCCTCTTTATTACAATGAGAATTCCATTTGATATTGCATTTATAATTTTTCATTAAATCTCCATTGGTTTAAATACTCGCTCATTTGAATTAAAACACATTTACTAGCCTTATTATCTCCAAGCATAACTTCTTTATAATTTCCTCTTTTGACAATACCTTTTAATCGTTCAACTTCAATAATTGTAATGCCTACCAATTTATCTCCATCATAAAAACTATGTACCCAGTATTTAGCCTGAGTCGCATTTAAACCAGACTTTTTTCCATAAGATTCTAATTCAATACAAACATTGCCAGTTTTCTTCCAGTAATCTCTTTCTGACTTACATTCAAATTTGTCTTTTGCCATTCCAAGAAAAGCTGCAACTGACTTCTCGTTTTCTATTCCTTTGGCTAAATCAAAATCAAATTTAGAATCATTATTAAACATTAGATTCCTTTTTCATTAGTTTTTTAATTATCTTAATTGCATTAGCTTTATTATCCGCAATACAGAATCTTCCTTTTTCTAATTTTTTATAATCAACTGTATTAGCAAAAGTCATTAATTCATCTTTTGTAAACTCAGCAACAGTTCTGTCTTTCAAATCAATTACAAACATTATCATCTCCTTTTGTGTATTTAATTAAAGCTGGTAATTTTTCATTTTTAGCCAAACCTTTAGTTTTAATTATTTTCCAACCATTAGCTAAAGCGTGTAAAATTCTAGCAACAGTTTTTTTTCTTAATCTAGGGTAGTAAGTTTTTAAATAATCGTAGTCGCTCATGTTTCCTTCCTTTATTGATTTGTTTTATTTAATTCTTCTAAAGCCAATAAATATAAACCCTGAGTAATTGTCCAGTAATCAGAATTATTAGTATCATCACATAAAAAAGAATATGTATTTATTTCTCTTTTAACTAAAGAGTATTTTTTTTCTGAAAATAATTTTCTTATTTTTTCTAAGATTGTCTTTGCTTGGTTTGTCATATTATCTCCTTTTAGTTATATGTAAAAAATATAATCTAACTAAATAATTAGTTCAAGCCTAAAAATTGAGAAAAATACAAAATTATGCAAAATAAAGTCTTTTAATTTCAATAAGATAAACTGTTGCTATTATGTTCCACTTTTGATACTAGGAATTGTGGTGCTATGCCTTCCTAGCACCACGTAAAATAATAGGAGATATATGCCACTTATTAAAGGTTATTCTGCCGCTAGCATTGCAAAAAATATCAAAAGAGAAATGAAATCAAAGCCAAGAAAGCAGGCTATTGCTATTGCTCTTTCTGTAGCTAGAGCAGCAAAGAAAAAAGCTAAGAAAAAATGATTCTAAAAAGGAAGGCTATTAAGTCCCTAAGACATTTAAAATGGGTGTCTCAAAATTATCATTGTGTTATTTGCAAAAACCCAGAAGTTCAAGTTTGTCATATTAGAAATCTACCATTTGGCAATGTAGGCTTGGCAGTTAAGAATGATGCCTTTGTAACCCCTATGTGCCAGAATCATCATTTGGAACAGCATAGAATGAATGAAAGAAAGTTCTGGCAAAATTATAAAATAAACCCTATATATATTTCCTATAAATTGGCTTGTAGAAGTCCATGCAAAAAGATACAAAAGTTAATAACAAAAGGATACTATGACGAATACATATCAAGATATTTTGGAGATAACAAAGAAAGTTCTTTGCAATCCGAAACTATATAACAAAGTTAATTTCTATAAAGTTCCATTTAATAAAATTGGCGTAACTGTAATTAGAAATATAACAAAGGATTCTTATGCTAAAATAGGAAAGCATTTTAATAAAAGCTGGTTTAGTTGTTATGCAGCAGTAGAGAACTGCTCTAAAAATGGATTAAAGGCTTTTACAGAAGAAGTTATTTCATTAGTTAAAAAAGAAATAAAATGAAAGTTCTAGTTGCTTGTGAATATTCTGGCATTGTAAGAGACGCCTTTAGCAAACTTGGACATGAGGCTTGGAGTTGCGATATTTTGCCAACTGAATCAGAAGGAAATCATATTCAAGATGATGTATTAAAACATTTAGACAAAGGTTGGGATTTAATGATAGCACACCCACCTTGCACATATTTATCTAATGCTGGTATTAGATGGTTTAATGAAGAAAAATATGGAGAAAAAGCAAAGCTAAGAAAGCAATTAAGATTAGAAGCATTAGAATTTGTTAAAAAATTGTATTATTCTAATATCCCTAAAATTTGTATTGAAAATCCAGTAGGCTATTTAAATTACAATTTTAAAAAACCAGACCAAATTGTCCAACCTTATTTTTTTGGAGATGAAGAATCTAAAAGAACTTGTTTTTGGTATAAGAATTTAAAGCCTTTAAAACATACTAAAATTGTTGAGCCTAAGATTTATGGTTATTATAAAACTGGAAAAAAAATTGGTAAACCAATATACTTCCATGAGTATAATTCAGGAAAAGATAGAGCTAAAATTCGCTCAAAATTTTGGAAAGGAATAGCAGAAGCAATGGCAAATCAATGGGGTAAAAATGACTGATGGTTGGATAGCATTACACCGGAAGATATATAACTCTAGCGATTTTAATAATCAGTTAGAGGTAGCTGTATTTTTATATTTGGTTGCTATGGCTTCGCATAAGCCTACTCAGGTTGTTTATCGCAGAAAAAGAATTAATTTAAAAAGAGGCGAAGTTTCAATAGCTTACAAAGATTTGGCTAAAAAATTTGACATTTCTGAGAGGAAGATAAGAACAATTATTAAGAACTTGGTTAAGAGCGGAAATGTGAATCAAACTTTGACATCTAATTTAAGCGTATTTAGCATTGTAAAATATAGCAAATATCAAGATGTACCTGTGAAAGCGGAGCAAACTTTGACAGACAGAACAACAACTATTATATATAATACTAATAGTAGTAAATCTGTTAATAGTAGTTCAATGAATAATAATAAAAAACCTACTATTCCTATTCTGCCAAGCCTTAATAAAAAGATTTTAGTTAAGAAAGAACTTAACGAATGGGAACTTATGCGCCAAAAACTTGACGCAGAAGATTATCAAAAATGGGTATTGTCTAGGCTAAACTCTTGATTTTATTAACTATTTAGTTCTTTAAAAATTATATATTTACATAACTAATAAATATCTTTATTCGGAGTTCTAAACAACTAGGAGAAATAGTTATGGATAAAACAATAGAAAAAACTCTAAAGCAATTAGAAAAAATAGAAGATATGATTGCTAAACTTAGAGACCAACTAGAGTCTGCGATTGACGACTATTCTGAAGATGAATCTTATGATGATTCTGATGAGGATTCGTTTGATGACGAAGACTTTGATTCTGACGAAGAATAATCAAATTAGATAAGCTGCAAAGCTGGAAGGTTATCAACCTTTAAAAATGAACTCAAAAATACTTAGTATAAAACTATGGGACTACTCTATTGTCTGTGCATTTTTATCATTTGTTTTTGTGGTTGGCACATTCTTTCCGAATGATTATACAAAAAACATCATTAGACAAAAAACATTAGACGAAATAAAAAAAATAGGTTTCTTTGAACCTAAAATAGAAACTATGTCTAGCGAAAGGTTTATTGAAAGCATGAAGAAATGTATTGCTTTTCATAACCTAGACATAAGGAAGGAAGAACAAATACCAACGTCATTAATCATAGCGCAGGCAATTGTAGAATCTAATTTTGGAACATCAAGATTTGCAACTGAAGGAAATAACTTATTTGGAATTAGAGTTTGGTCTAAGAACGGAATCCTGCCACTTAAACAAGACCCATCTATCAACTGGCGAGTTAAAACATTTAAGACTAAATGCCAATCAGTTAAATTTTACATTAACCTATTAAATACTAATCATCATTACCAAGAATTTAGAATTGTAAGAAATAGAATAAAAGACCCAATGAAATTAGCTGATACATTAGACAATTTTTCCACTAGCAAAGAATATTCAAATCATGTTAAACAGATACTAATTAAATACAAAGGCAAAATATAATGGCTAATGAAACAACTTCTAGTTCTTTAAGCGTTTTGATAACAAACAAAAAATCAAAAGGTACTTACAGAGTTTACAAACCAAAAAAAATGGCTAAAAAGAAAAAATGAAAAAACCTATTTGGGAAAGAAAAAGACCAGTTAAACTTGGAAAGCCAAAACCATTTAATACAAAAACTAAAGCCTACAAGGCTGCAAGGCGTTCAGCAGGACAAAAGTTTGGCAAGAAAAACAGTTTTGTTAAAAATCTTTACATAGCAAAAAAACTTAAAAGAAAATGAACCTAGATAAAATAACCTTTGGAAGCAGGATTATTAATCTAAACCTAATAGACAAAGAACAAGCATCTAAGAAAAAGATTTTTGGCGAATTTGACTCAGATAATAACACCCTTACCTTAGACAAATCTTTAGACAGTATTCAGTTAGCTAATACTATTGTCCACGAACTGTGCCATTTAATCCATGACGAATATAAAATAGATTTATCAGCAAAAGCTGAAGAACTAGTATGTAATTCAACAGCTAATGGTCTTTGCCATATTCTTTATCAAAATCAAGATTTACTAGACTTTCTTTACAAATCGTTAAAAAAAGACTAAAGAACATTTAACGAACATAGTCGGTTAATATGGAACTTATAAAAAAGAAGGTATCTGAACTCATTCCCTACATAAATAACAGTAGGACGCATAGCGAAGAACAAATTACACAGCTTGTTTCAAGCATTAAAGAATTCGGCTTTACAAACCCAATACTCTTAGCACCTGACAATTCAATTATTGCCGGACATGGCAGATTACAAGCAGTTAAAAGATTAGGACACGAAGAAGTGCCTTGTATTATAATTTCTGGGCTATCAAAAACACAAATCAAAGCACTCATCATAGCTGATAACCAATTAGCACTTAATGCAGGTTGGGATTTAGAAAAGTTATCAGTAGAGATTGAAGGTCTTAAAGATGAAGATTTTAATATAGATATATTAGGATTTAATGATGATTTTATAAAAGATTTATTATTTAAAGAAAATCAAGGTTTAACCGATGAAGATGATGTACCTGAAACTTCTGAGCAATCAATAACTAAATTAGGAGATATTTGGAAATTAGGAAACCATAAACTAATATGTGGAGACAGTACATTATTAAACAATTATGAAAAATTATTTAATGATAAAAAAGCAGATTTATTAATGACAGACCCACCATACAATGTTGATTATGAAGGAAAAACTAAAGAAAAATTAAAGATAAAAAACGATTCAAAAGAAGATAACGAATTTTTAAAGTTTTTAACTGATTCATTTAATAATTGCAGCATTAATCTTAAATTAGGTTGCTCTTTTTATATATTTCACAGTGATTGGTTTGGATTGGAGTTTAGGCAATCAATAAAAAATTCTGATTTAGAACTTAAACAAAATTTAATATGGCAAAAAAATTCAATGGTTATGGGAAGACAAGATTACCAATGGCAACACGAACCATGTTTATATGGTTGGAAAAAAGGAGGAACTCATTATTGGTATTCAGACAGAAAACAAACAACTATCATTAAATTTGACAGACCAACAAAATCTAAATTACACCCAACTATGAAACCAGTTGGATTAGTTGAGTATTTAATTAAAAATAGTTCTAAACAAGAAGATATAGTATTAGACCCATTTTTAGGAAGCGGGACAACATTAATTGCTTGTGAAAAATTACAAAGATTCTGTTATGGAATAGAACTAGACCCAAAATACTGTGATGTAATAATTAAAAGGTGGCAACAATTTACTGGGAAAGAAGCTATACATGAGCAATCAGGAAAAACCTACAACTCAATCTGAGGTTAAAAAGGTAGGCAGACCAAAATTGAATATTGACCCAGAACAAGTAACAAGATTAGCTAGATTACATTGTACTATGGACGAAATGGCTAGCTTTTTTGGTTGCCATAGAGATACTTTGCATAATAATTTTTCAGCAGAAATAGACAAAGGGAGAGCAGAAGGTAATATTTCACTTAGAAGAAAACAATGGCAGATGGCAGTTGAAAAGGGAAATGTGGTAATGCTTATTTGGCTCGGCAAGCAAATGTTAGGTCAGGTTAATGAAAGATTAGATAACGATAATGATGCACCATTACCAATTTATGATATATTGCCAGAACCTAAGGAAACAATAGAAGCTAAAAATGAGTAAATGTATATTTTGTAAGAAACAAATGTTAAATAAACTAGAGCAGCATATTAAAGCCTGCAATGGTTGTATTGTTAAGGTGTTAATGAAAAAACATAACTTAACCATTAGAAAACCTGCACCACCAATTTTAATTAAAAGTAAAATAAATGATTAAATTTGCATTAAGAAAATCAGACAAGAACCCACGAGGTGGTCTTAGTAGTTCAGGTAGAGCAAGATACAATAGAGCAACTGGAAGTAATTTAAGACCACCAGTTAAATCAAGACCAGACACTTTAAGCGAATACAGACGTAAAGGTTCATTCTTAGTTAGAATGGGAAGTTCACAAGGTAGGTTATTTGATTCTAAGGGTAGAAAAACTAGATTAAAATTATCTTTAGAGGCGTGGGGCTATAAAGGCAAAAGCAAAGCTGAAGCAGTAGCTTTAGGCAGAAGATATTTGAGGGCATATCAGAATAAGAAAAAATAGTGGAATACTTCGCTATATTTTTCTTAATGATATTTAATGGGAACGATTATGAACCCATATTTTTGAAGATGGAAGATAATAGAACATTCCAGTCTTTAGAAGATTGTTATAAATTTGCGGATAAACAAGCAGATTTAATTATAGAAACATTAAACGAACAAGGTATAGTATATAAGGATTTGATATTTAAATGTGTGGAAGAAAAAAACCAAAGAGCATGATTGATAGGAAGCAAAGAGGTTCAAACGATTTGGAAGTTGTTATCTATGAACTTAAAAAAGAAATAGATAGATTAAACGAGGAAGTTCAAGCTAAACAAATTCAGATAAACCTTTTAGAAGAATCAATTAATAAAAAACCAGAATAATTAGGTTATGTCTTTTAGCAAACCTCAATTAGCTGTCTATACTTGTCCCAATAGATTTAGAGTTCTTATTACTGGAAGAAGATTCGGTAAGACTCATTTAGCAATGTACGAACTATTAAGATTTGCAAGTCGCAAAGCCAACTCAAAGATATTTTATGTAGCACCTACATACCGAATGGCTAAAGAGATTATGTGGAAACAATTAAAGAAAAAAGTAACCGAGCATAAATGGATTAAATACGCCAATGAAACAGAACTATCTTTAACCCTTAGGAATGGTTCTCAAATAAGTTTAAAAGGTGCTGACAAATCCCCAGACAATTTACGAGGCGTAGGATTAGATTTCTTACTACTTGATGAGTATGCAGATATTCCTTTTGAGGCTTGGTCAGAAGTATTAAGACCAACTATTTCAGATAGACACGTAACTGGTAATGTTTTGTTTGTAGGAACTCCTAGAGGATTTGGTAACTGGTCTTATGAGATATATCAAAAAGGTTTAGGCAACGACCCTGAATGGAAGTCATTTAAATTTACAACATTAGACGGCGGTCAAGTTGACCAAGATGAAATTGACCAAGCTATGAAAGATTTAGACGAAAGAACATTTAGACAAGAATATATGGCTAGTTTTGAAACATATAGCGGTGTTGTATATTATAACTTTAGCAGAGATGAAAATGTTAGAAAATGCACTTATGACAAAGATTTAATTATTCACGTTGGACTGGATTTTAACATTGACCCTATGAGTGCCTGCTTATTTCATATCAAGAATGGAAACATAGAAGTATTTGATGAAATAGTCATATACAGTTCAAATACTGACGAATTTATTGATGAATTGCTATCAAGATACAACAAGAACAAAATCATTATTTACCCTGACCCAGCTTCAAGACAAAGAAAAACATCTGCCGGTGGAAGAACTGATTTAACTATATTGCAAAATGCCGGATTTATTGTTAAATGTAAATCTACTCATGCTTTAGTAAGAGATAGAATTAACTCTGTGAATTCTAAATTGAAAGCATTTGATGGTAAGAGAAGCATCTTTATAGATGGTTCTTGCAAAACATTGATTAATAGTCTAATGAAACAAATTTATAAAGAAGGAACAACGCAACCTGAAAAGAACAACGGATATGACCATATGACTGACGCTTTAGGGTACGCAATAGAATTTTTATTTCCAATTACTTCAAACCTTCCAAAATCACAACCTAAGAGATTTTCATAATGGCATATTCAAGACAAGAAATAGAAAGCCAACATTCTCAATATCAGGGAATGATTACAAGATGGGAATATTTTATTCGTTCATATTTAGGCGGCAAAGAATACAAAGATGGAAAATTTTTACAGCAATATAAATTAGAATTAGAAAATGAATTTTTTGATAGAATTACTTACACACCATTAGACAATCATTGCAGAAATATTATCCATATTTATTCAAGCTATTTATTTAGAGTACCACCAACTAGAGAACTTGGCATATTAGAAAACGATTCAACAATTCCTTATTTCTTTGAAGATGCAGATTTAGAAGGAAGAACATTTGATTCTCTTATGAGAGAAGTACAAAATTACGCTTCTATTTATGGACATTGCTGGGTGCTAGTAGATAAACCATCAACTAATGTTTACACAAGAGCAGAAGAATTAGAGCAAGGCATTAGACCATATTTAAATATCTATACTCCAGAGAATATTTACGACTGGCATTATTCAAGAAGCGATTCAGGATATTATGTTTTAGATTATTTAAAAATTAGAGAATCAATAGATGAGAGCGGAGAGTTTTTTAAACTATGGTATCTAGATAAAATTGATACAGTTTATGTTTCATCAAAGAATAGAGATGAGCCAAAACTAATTGAATCAGTACCAAATCCAATAGGTAGAATTCCAGCAGTTGTAGTTTACAATCAAAGAAGTCCAATGAGAGGTATTGGAGTATCTGATTTAACTGACATAGCTGATTTACAAAAAGCAATTTACAATGAACTATCTGAGATTGAACAAATTATTAGAATATCAAACCACCCATCATTAGTTAAAACAAGAGACACTGACGCTACTGCTGGCGCAGGTTCAATTATAGAAATACCTGACAACATTGATGCAAACTTAAAACCTTATATCTTACAACCAAGCGGAAGTAATTTAGATGGCGTATTAAAATCTATTGAACATAAAGTTGATGCAATAAATAGATTATCTCATGTAGGCGCAATTAGAGCGACTGGAGAAAGAATACAATCTGGTATCGCACTAAGAACTGAGTTCCAATTATTAAATGCTAAACTTGCTGAAAAAGCAAAACTAATGGAACTTGCTGAAGAACAAATTTGGAGATTATATGCTATGTGGCAAGAAGAACAATTTGATGGCAAAATAACTTATCCAACTTCATTTGATATTAGAGACTGGGCTACTGACTTAGAATTATTACAACAAGCAAAAGCTAGCAATATTAAATCATCTACTTTCAATAAAGAACTAGATAAACAAATTGCAAGAACAGTAATTGATGATGATGAAACATTAGTTGTTATTGATTCTGAAATTGAGCAAAATACACAAGCACTAGGAGAATTTCCACAGCAACCAATAACTTTACCAACAGTTTAATGTGGCAACTCTTTTACAAGAACTTCAGGCAATAAGAGCAAACGCAATAACCTCATTAGAGAATAAGCAACAAGAACTATTAATTAAATCATTACAACAATTAGAAAATAGAGTTGTTGAAACTGCATTTAATCTTCCAAACAGAAATGGAATATTATTTGATACTAGACTTGCAATAGAGATTAGACCAAAATTACAACAAGCAATAGAAGAACTATATTTAACTAAAGTTCAAACATTTATAAATGATTATGATAAGATTGCTGCTAACATTGTAGCCACTTATGGCAAACTACCAATTCCTGCTGAGTTTAAACAAATCACAGAAATAGATTTACAAGTAATACAACAGCTTAAAAAATTATCATTTAGCCAATTTCAAAATCTAGGAAATGAATTTGTAAATACTTTAGCCAATGAAGTTTATCAATCTACTTTAACCGGCAGACCAGTTACAGAAATGATAAAAACTTTAAGAAGTAAAATAAATGGAATTTACCAACAGTCAGATAACAGAAAAGCACAAGAGTTAGTAGATTATATAGCCAACAATCCTAATGGCGCTGAAGTAGATACTGCTGTTAGTGAACTACAAACAATTTATGGCAGAGATAGACTAGGAGATAACCTTAATAGATATGCAACTCAAATAGTTCAAGATTCTTTAATGGGTTTTGATGGTCAGTTCGCTAAGTATAGAGCAGACCAATTAGGCTTAACTAGCTATGTTTATTATGGTTCATTAGTTAGAGATAGCAGGGAATTTTGTAAAGAAAACGCCAATAAGATATTCACTGAAGATGAAATTAGACAGAAATGGTCTGATGAAACTTGGCAAGGCAAAGCACAAGGAGACCCATTTGTAGTTAGGGGTGGCTATAATTGCAGGCATCACTTCCAACCAGTCAATCCAGATTGGGGTATTGTCAACGAAGATGGTACTTTTGAATATACTTTAGAATAATAATTGCATTTTTGCCACACTACTGATATTTGAGTAATATTAATCAAGAAGGAGAACAAAAAATGAACGACAAAGTAAAAACAGAGTCGGTTGAGATTACAGCACCTCAAGAAAAAGCTGGAGAAACAAAAGTTTCTGAAACTCAATCTGAGAACAAAATCTTTACTGAAGAACAAGTAGAGAACATAGTACAAAGAAGATTAGAAAGATTTAAAAAATCTGTATCTAATAAACTTGATGGCATTGATATTGAAGAAGCCAAAAAGTTGATTGAAGAAAAGAAACAAAAAGAAATAGAACTCGCAAAACAACGAGGCGAGTTTGATAAAGTTTTGAAAGAAACTGTGTCAAAGAAGGACAGCAAGATTATGCAGTTGGAATCTGAATTGTCTAAAATCAGAATAGACGAAACATTAGTAAATGTAGCTAGTGGACTGAAAGCTGTTAAACCAGCAGAAGTTAAACAGTTACTAAGAAATAGTGTTCGTTTAAATGAGAATGGGGCAGTTGAAGTTATCAATGATAATGGAACTCCTAGATATTCAGAAAAAGGCGAGCCAATGTCAGTTAATGAATTGGTTAGCGAATATTTAAAAAACAATCCACACCATGTTACTGCCACTCCAAGTGGTGCAGGTAGCAAAGGTCAGATTGGTGGGGCAACACCAAAGCCTTTAAACATTGGTGCTTTGGACTTGAGCAAACCTGAAGACAGAAGATTATATTCTGAATACAGAAAGCAAAGAGACCAGAGTGTTTTTAAAATTAAACCAACAATATAAAATAGGAAAAAAAAACTATGGCAAACGAAACAACAAGTTCAACTTTAAGTGAACTGTTTACGAATATAACTCAAGAAGCTATATTCACATTCCAAGAAACTTCAGTTATGAGACCACTTGTAACTACTTACCCAATTAGTGGTTCAGGTAAAACTATTGAAGTTCCTGTGTACCCTTCAATCAGTGCTGCTGGCGTAAACGAAGCAACTGATTTATCTAATACAGCAGTAAACCCTACTTCAGCTACTATTACAGCTTCTGAAGTTGGTGTTATGACAACTTTAACTGACTTAGCTAGAGATTCAGCTAGCAGAAATGTTGCAGCTGACATTGGAAAACTTTTCGGCGAAGCAATCGCTGCAAAAGTAGATACTGATTTAGTAGGTTTATTCGTAAACTTTACAACTAATGAAGTAGGTGGCGCAGCAGTAGAATTAGATGCAGATTTAATTTTCAAAGCTGTTGCAAAACTAAGAATGCAAAATGTACCAGCTCCTCTATATGGTGTGTTCCACCCAAGAGCAGTGTACAATTTGAAAAAAACTTTAACGCAAGCTGGATATAACACATCAGCAAATGCAATTTCTGAACTAGGAAATGAAATTTTAAGAAATAATTTCATTGGAACAGTTGCAGGAGTTCAAATATTTGAAAATGCAAATATTACTGCAGATGCAAATGATGATGCTTATGGTGCAGTATTTCACCCAGCTTCATTAGGTTTAGCTATCAAAGAAGACTTTAAAGTGGAGACTCAAAGAGACGCTTCGCTTAGAGCAACAGAAGTGGTGGCTAGCATAGTATATGGTAAAGGTGCAATCAAACAATCTTATGGTTGTGCGGTTATCACTGATACTACTATCTAATTAAACTTCGGTGGGGTGTAAAAGCCCCACCACTAAAAAATTATGGCTAATTTTTCTACAGACACAGATTTAACATTTTACCAACCAGATATTTTAACTTTTGGAATTTCATCTTTTACTTCTCCAAATGATTACCACGCTCAAGCAAGAGCAGACATTGAAAGAGATTTAAGAATAAGATGGTTTCCAGTTTATTCAAAAGAAACTTATAGAGATATAGCAATACTAAACACAACTGAAATGGACGCCACACTATTAACAGATGCTCAATTTAAAAGAGCAAGTGTATTTAGAGTAATAGGTTTTTATGCTTGTCCACAATTAACTAAATTTAACTCAAATGATAATCCAGATAGATTTCAAGTTATGATGAAACATTATCAACAAATGTATGCAGATGAATTTGAATCTATTTTAAGAGATGGTGTTGAATATGATGCTGATGATTCTAATACAATTGCTGATGCAGAAAAAGCGCCTTATCATAGATTAAAAGTTATAAGATGAAAATTACAGTTCAAGACAACACACTCCAAGTTGCCAAGAACTTTGAAAAACAAGTTAGAGAGCAACCTCTAATAGTTAAGACTGCATTAGGAAGAACTGCTGAATTTGTTATGGGTATTATTAAACAAAGAACTGGCAGAGGAATAGGTGCAGATGGTTCTAAGTTTCCAGCTTATACTCAAGCATATAGAGATTTTAGAATTAAAGCTGGCAGACAAACTCAATATCCTGATTTAAATTTTACTGGTCAAATGTTATCAAGTATGACACAAAAATCAGAACCTAGTTATGCTATTATTTTCTTTGCTAATAAATTCCAAAACATAAAAGCAGTTGGAAACCAAGCTAAGAGAAAATTCTTTGCAATAGGAGATAGAGAACAACAACCTATTATTAATGTGTTTATGAACGAATATAAAAAACTAAGTATAATTAAATGAGCAAACGAGAAGATATAGCAAGTAATATAATAACAACTATTTCAACTGGGACATCTCCTATAACTTTAAAGAAAGTTACTAGAGACCCTTTTAATGTTGATGAGTTATCTGAACAACAATATCCGGCTTGTTTCGTACAATCAGGAAACGAAGTTCGTTCTGATATCACTATTTTGTCTCCAAACATTACAAGACAAGCAACAGCAGATTATGTAATTGTTGGATTTGTTAAAGGCACTCCAACAAATATAGACACAAAAAGAAACGAATTGATTACAACTATTGAAACAAGGCTAAATTCTGATAGAACACGAGGTGGGTATGCGAAACAAACTCAAGTGGTAGAAGTATCTACTGATGAAGGAGTTTTATTCCCAATAGGTGGTATCAGAATGGTTGTGAGAGTTATGTATCAATACATTTCTGGCACACCTTAATATAAACAAACAAGGAGAACAACATGGCAACTCATACTGGCTCAGAAGGGTTAATTAAAATTGGCTCAACTGTTTTAGGAGAACTAAGAAGCTATACACTAGAACAAACATCAGACACTATTGAAGATAGTTCAATGGGAGATACTGTAAGAACTTACAAAGCAGGTTTAAAAGGTAGTTCAGGTTCAGCAAGTGTATATTTTGACGAAGCTGATGCAGGTCAATTATTATGCACAGTTGGTTCAGCAATAACTTTAAATTTATTCCCAGAAGGTAATTCTGCTGGCGACAAATTTTATGCTGTTGATGCAATCGTAACTGGATATAACGTTAGTGCATCTTTTGATGGAATGGTAGAAGCAGAGATTACTTTTCAAGGAACAGGCGCAGTAACAATCGGAACAGCTAATTAATTAAATAGAAAAGGAAGAAGTTATGAATACAATAGATAGAGTGAAGGCACATTTTGAAGCAAAAGGCATTAAAAAAATTGAGGTTGCTGAATGGGGCGAGGAAGGCAAACCTTTAATCATTTATGCTCAACCAATGACTCTTGCTGAAACAAGAAACTTATTCAAAGGTGCTAAGAATGATGACTTAGGCGTAATGGTTGATGTTGTCGTTCTAAAAGCAAAAGATTCAGAAGGAAATAAAATATTTAAATTAGATGACAAACTAGTTTTGTTGAATAATGCTGACCCAAGTGTTATAGCTAGAGTGTCTAAAGATATTTTAAGTTCAACTTCATACGAAGAAGCTGAAAAAAAGTAAGAAGTGATTCTGAGTTGTACACCATACTTGCTCTGGGTCATGAATTAGGCAAAAGTATGGAAGAAGTTTTGAGTATGACTCAAGATGAATTTTATTATTGGTTGGCATATTTTAAAGTAAAGGTAGATAGAGAAAAACTAAGATATGGCAGAGCAACAACTAAACATAAAACTTAATGTCATTGACAATGCCACGCAGGCTTTTAAATCTGTTAAAGATACAATATTTAATCTACGAACAGCACTTTTGGGTATTGGTGCTGGTAGCGTTGTTAAAAGCATTTTAAATGTTGGCAGCCAAGCACAACAACTTAGAAACCAATTTTTATTATTAGCGCCATCAATAGAAGAAGGCAAAAAGGCATTTGAAGAATTACAAAAATTTACAGCACAAAGTCCATTACAATCAGATAGCATAGAAAGAGCATCTGAAATAGTTTTTGCATTTTCTAAAAACAGTAAAGAACTAACTAATAATCTTTTTGCAATTCAAAATGCTGCAATAACTTTAGGCTTAGACATTGAAACAGTTGCTAGAGAGTTTTCATCATTATCAAGAACAGGAATAGAAGGCGCAAGAGAATTAAAAAGAAGAAACTTAGAATCTTTCTTAGGATTACAAGAAGGTGTTAAATTATCTTCTCAAGAAATAACTAGATTATTCTTACAAACATTTGGCAGAGGTGGAACATTTGAATCTGCTTCTGATTCATTTGCTAATACATTTGCCGGCGCTACAAACAAGTTTAGAAACTCATTAAAGCAAGTACAAGAATCAATAGCACAAGCAGGTTTATTAGATTTCTTTACAGATTTAGTTAATGTATTTTCTGATTTACTAAGGAACAACCCAGAAGCATTAGCTAGTTTTGTTAAAGACTTTACATTTGGATTAATAGAAGGAATAAAATCATTTGCTTCATTCACATCAACATTAATAGAATTATTAAAAGAACCTTTTAATGTTTTAGTAATGTCTATTAAAGGCATCAATGATTTATTAGATTTATTTCCTGATGTTGTTAAAGAAATAGGAATTATAGGATTTTTCTTACTTGGTAAAAAAGGAAAAGCAATAGCATTAGCATTAGGCTTTGTTATTAAAGCTATTGAAGACGCTATAACTAATTTAGGATTTAAAAGCGGAGAAGTAACAAATTCGTTTGAAGAGCAAAAGAACAACTTAATTTTACAATTTGATTTATATAAAGCATTAGAAGAAAAAGCTAAATCAAGAGCAGACGCAGAAAAAAGAAACGAAGAAAATATAGCTAAATCAAAAAACAGTGCTGCTGAAACATTATCTATATTTAAAAGATTAGCTTCTACTTTAAGTGCATTAAATGATAGCACTTTAAAACAAATAGATTCTATCGCAACATTTGCTAATATTGCTAATCAAGGAGTTTCAGATTTCTCAAGAAGCATAGCTGAGATTATAGTATTAGGTAAAAATTTAAGTGGAACATTTAGAGAATTCTTGCAAGGAATTTTAGTTAAGATTCTTGCTTCAACAATAGATTACCTTGTTAGATTATATATAATTCAACCTTTATTAGATAAAATATTAGGAACTGAAAGAGATAGAACTAAAGAACAAAGCAAACAAACAGTTCAACTATTAGAAAATCTAGGAATTAATTATTTAGATTTAGATATTCATAAACAAAAGATTGAAGCTATGAGAGAACAAAATAGCTTATTACAATCTCAACTAGTATTAGAAAATGGAATAGCTGGTGCTAGAGCAGCGCAATCAAGTTATGGCGGTGGTGGCGGTGGCGGTACGGATATTTTTGGAAGTGTATTAAGTATTGGAAAATCTATATTTGGTGCAGAAGGTGGTTCTATGACTGCTGGTCAACCTTATACAGTAGGAGAAAGAGGTAGAGAATTATTTATTCCTGAAACTAATGGAACTCTTATTCCTAATCACGATTTAGGCGGTGGAACAAATATTAATTTCACAATTAATGCAACTGATGTTAAAGGTGTTAAAGAATTGTTATTAAATAATAGAGCAACAATAACAAACATAGTAAACCAAGCATTAAACGCTAAAGGAAAGTCTAATTTAATATGAGTGGCACATTCCCATCAACACCAACTCCAAGAGATGTAGTTATTCGCTCTCAACAAAATACTATTGTATCAACTACTGCATCAGGCAGACGTCAAGCAAGACAAATTGATGGTCAAAGATTTGCATTAACATTAAGATTCCCAGTTATGACTAGAGCAGAATTTGCACCTATACTAGCCTTCATAATGAAACAAAGAAGCCAATTAGAATCATTTACTTACACTCCTGCAACTATGGACGATACTAGAGGAACAGCTTCAACTGTTATTTCTGTTAATGGTTCTCATTCTGCCGGAGATACTACTATTGATGTAGATGGTATGGGAAATAATTTAACTGGTGTTTTAAAAGCCGGAGATTTTATTAGATTTACTGGTCAAACTAAAGTTTATATGGTTGTAGAAGATTTAAGTTCTAATGGCTCAGGCGCAGGAACATTAACTATTGAACCACCATTAAGAAGCAGTCTTTCAGATAATACAGTTTTAATTTATAACAATGTTGATTTCACAGTAGGATTAACAAGCGATATTCAAGAATTTAATATTGGAACATCTTTATATTATCAGTACGAAGTTGATTTAGTTGAGGTATTGTAATGACAAGAAGTTTAAATGCTTCATTAATATCAGAATTAGCAACTAATAAACTTAATCCAGTAGAATTAGTTTATCTAGGCGTATCAACTGGAACTTATTACACAGACCATTACAAAAATATTTCTTATGATGGAAATACTTATGTTTCTTCTTCTTTATTTCTTGGTGCTTCTGAAGCAAATGAAAGTTCTGAAATAGGAGTTAATAATTTAGTTCTTAAATTTTCTGGCGCTGACCAAACAATCATATCTTTATTTCTTAACAATGATTATATGGATAAAAGAGCGTGGGTATATAGAGGCTTCTTAGATGAGAACCAAGCCTTAATTAATTATCCATTTCTTTTATTTGATGGAAGAATTGAAAATTTTAACGTTGAAGAAGATGATACTAGTTCAACTGTTTCAATAAGTGTTGCTTCGCATTGGGCAGATTTTGAAAAGCAAAAGGGTAGAAAAACAAATACTGGTTCGCAGAAATTACACTTCCCTACTGATGTAGGATTTGATTATGCTTCTCAGGCAATACAGGATATTAAATGGGGCAGAGCCTAATGGACTTATACAAAATCATTCATCTATATAGGCAGTTCAAAAAGTACGATAAATATTCTTATAAATATTTAGTTGAAGAAAATATTCCTGCAATTAACTTAGACCAATATCAATTATTCTACAAAGATAGAGATGTTGTGGGATTTGTTACTTGGGCTTTTCTTACAGATACAGTTGAGCAAAGATATATAGTAAGTGGCAAATTAAAAAAGAATGAATGGAATTGCGGAGATAATATTTGGATTATTAACTGTGTAGCTAAATCAAATTTTAAAGAAATATATAAATGGTGCAAAGATTATTTTACTAGTATCACTGAAGAAAATGAACAGGTAAGATGGTTAAGAACAGATAACATTAATCATATTTACAAAACTTTTAAAACTCAACATAAGGCATTGCAAATAAATGGCTAAAGGTATTCTAGCACAAGTCGCAGTAGCAGTAGTAACAACAGCTATAAGCTATGCAATAAGACCAAAACCAAAACCACCAAATCTTCCTAGTCAGCAATATGAATCTGCACAAGGAGTGTTGGTTAATAAATCATCAAACAATGAGAATATTCCTCTTGTTTACGGAAGAAGGCAATTAGGTATTCAAAAGGTATTTGTAGAATCTTCAGGAACTAATAATAACTATCTTTATTTAGCCGGAGTTCTTTGTGAAGGGAATATTGAATCTATTGATGAGATTTATGTTAATGATAAATTAGTTACTTGGTCAGGCTCATTAACAGACCAAACAGTAAGAACAGTTAATGCTTCTGATACTAATTATTATAAAGATGGTGCAAGCCTTATATCAGTACAACCTTTTTTCGGTTTAGACAATCAACCAGTTTCATCATTATTAGATGAATCTACTAACTGGGGTAGCAATCATAAATTATCAGGTGTTGCTTATTTAGCTTTTAAATTTACTTGGAATCAAGATGCTTTTACTGGTGGAGTTCCTGATATTAAAGTTACTTTAAAAGGAAGAAAAATTTACGACCCAAGATTAGATTCAACTAAAGGTGGCTCAGGCTCTCATAGACAAGATGATTCAACTACTTGGGCTTATTCTGATAATCCTTCTCTTTGCTTATTAGATTATATTAGAAACGCTAGATACGGAAAAGGATTACCAAATTCAGCTTTTGAAACAAACTACGATTCATTTAAGACTGCTGCCAATACTTGTGAAACACAAGTTACTCCTTATACAAGTGGTTCAGATATAGATTTATTCACTACAAATATAGTTTTAGATACAAACGAAAAGCTATTAGAGAATGTAAGAGAATTATTAAACCCAATGCGAGGTATATTCACTTATACTTCTGGTGTTTATAAATTATTAGTTGAAGGAACTGGTAGTTCTGTAATGACCATTGATAAAGATAAAATTATTGGTGGAATAAAGATTTACGGAGAAAAAAAGAATTACAAATACAATAGAGTTATAGGTACTTTTGTTAATCCTGATAAAAACTGGCAAGAAGATACAGTATCATTTCCACCTGCTGATGATTCTGGTTTAGATGTAGCTGACCAATATGCAACAATGCTTGCAGAAGATAATGGAACTAATTTAGAAGGTAATTTTGATTTTAAAGGAATAACAAATCCTTACACAGCAGAAGAAATGTGCGAAGTATTATTAAGACGTTCTAGAAATGCTTTAGGCGTAGACTTAATGTGTACTTCAGAGGCTTTGAATTTATCTATTGGAGATATAGTTGAATTAACTTATTCTACTGGTGGATTTTCTGCAAAACCATTTAGAGTTTATGGATTAAGCATAAATACTGATTCAACAGTAAATCTTCAATTAATAGAACACCAAGATTCATTTTATACTTGGGCTAGTAAGACTGCTGCGCCAGTTATTGCAGATACAACTTTACCCAATCCAACTACAGTTCAAGCGCCGGCATCAGTTACTTTAGATGACCAATTAATTGAATACTCAGACGGAGTTGTTATTACAGCCTTAGATATAACAATAGGTGCTTCTCCTGATAGCTTTGTAGATTATTACCAAGTTGAATATAAATTAAGTACAGAAACAGATTATCTTATATCTGGTCAGGTTACTGGATTGTTTCATAGAATATTAAACGTAAAAGATGGATTTACTTATAACGTAAGAGTTAAGGCATTTAATACATTAGGAGTTGGTTCTACATATACCTCAGCAACAAGAACTATCGTTGGTGGAATTGCACCACCTTCTGATGTTACAGATTTCTCTTGTAATATTATTGGTGGAGATGCACACTTATCTTGGCAACAAATTAGTGATTTAGATTTAGCACATTATCAAATCAGATATTCTACATTAACAACTGGTGCTTCTTGGGGTAACTCAGTTTCTTTAGTTGAAAAAGTTGCAAGACCAGCTACTTCAGTAACAGTTCCAGCAAGAGTAGGTTCATATCTTATAAAAGCAGTAGATAAAAATGGTAACTATTCTTCTAATGAGACAATCATTGAAACAAATGTATTAGCAATAGGAAATTACAATGCTGTTGCTAGTCAAACAGAATCTCCTACATTCTCAGGAACTAAAACTAATGTAATAGTTTCTGATGGAACATTAAGATTAGACTCATCAGAATTATTTGATTCTGCAATAGGAAACTTTGATGATGCTACTTCATTCTTTGATTCTGGTGTAACTGCTTATGACTTATATTCTGAAGGAACTTATTTATTCTCAGCACCAATAGATATAGGTGGAGTTTATACTTCAAGAGTAACTGCTTCTATTACACAGACATCAGATAACTTAGATGATTTATTTGATTCAAGAACTGGAGATTTTGATGACGCACAATCTAACTTTGATGGCGATACTC